CATCTTTTACTTCTATTACTATTTCGTGTCTATACAGTTCATTATCTGCCACCCTTACTCGCCTCCTTCATCTGTATTTCTTCCATTTCAAGCTGTAGCATCATGCTCGCTAGCATAAATTTGCGAACGCCCTCTGGCTTGCCCCAGAACTCATCGGGAGTTAATCCCGTGCGCTGGAATATGTGGTGAATAAGGGCCAGCTTCGGGCGCTCTTTTATTAGTTTTTTATCTCTTCAATCTCCTCGACTCCCTCATTAAAACCGCACAACTCATAGACTATATCAGCCAGCTGGTCCAACTCTCCAGGTAGGAATACACGTTTCAATACTTCTTCAGGACCGCTCGCTTTATATTTGTTAAGCAGTGCTTCATCTTTGAAGTTTGGTTTTACAGCGCATACCGCAATGAGTGCTAAAACAAAATTCTCACTATCAAACTCCTTGGTATCAGGCGCTCCTCTCTTGCCTCGCACAGTATACGTGTATTTATTCCTGAGAGTAGCCAACTGTTTTTCCGATATACCCTGCAGTACAATTGGAATCCCTAACCGCTTAATGTAAACCGTCTTTTGTGGTATAGGAGCTTCCTCCGCATTAAGCAATTTCTCAAGTATCTGTTCATCGGTCATATCTTTGTACTTTTCTACGCTCATGCATTACACCTCCACTATTGGATCCAAGAGTTCAGGGTCTTCATCATATACAAACTGTACCTCTTCAGTTACCTGCTCACCAGCTGTCCAGTTAGCCCATTGTATCTGACTAAACCTGCATGAACGGAAACGAATCCGTTCATGACCATAAGCCTCTGGGTCTGCCAGCTTTGATATAATCTCAAACCTGGCATTCTTGGGCATCTGTAGTATTTTGCTGGTTACCTTTAATCCGCTTATTGTCCCTGTACCTTCAACCGGCCCTGTTTTGTGCTGTGTTCTTGCCTTACCTGCCACGTTGAAAGCAATGAGATTATAGTTGTCGGTTGCTTCAAGATGATTGAAGTTGGCGAACAGTTTGCCGTTGATATAAACCTCCCCGTAACTACCTAAGATAGTTCTATCAGGATTGAGATATGCCATAATTCATCCCTCCCTTACCTTACAACAAATGTAGAATAAATTTTCTCCATGCTATCTGTGATAGAAGCTTCCCAGTACAGATATACTTCATCGGGAGCTGCTATTGGAGGATTGCCATGATACTGCGGATCCAGCTTCACCACAAAATCAGCCATAATTACATCGTCCGCTGCTAATGTTTCCATATACTGCTTACATGCTGAGATAAGTGCCGCTTTACCGTCATCATTGTTGGTTATCTTGCCTATATAACCGTCCCTTGCCGCCTTGAGTAAGTCATCATTTATCGCGTCCATAACTCTGATAGCTCTAATCTTTTTCCACTGGTTGTTCTGGCCGTCATGCAGCGAAGATAAGGTGTTTATTCCTTGTTCAATTATTACCTTCTCTCCGTCATTGACCAGTACCAATGATCCGGCCTGTAGAGCTGCTATAACCTCGCTGTTTGTCAGTTTCCTGGTAACATCCTCAAACGGAGTTACATGGTAAGTGATACTTTCATTTAGTCTCTGTCCAGCAATAAGACCCGCTACATATGGTGCTATTTCTGCGCTGGAATAAGATACACCATTAAACACGCCACCAACAATAACGTTTATTACTGCCTCGTGGTTAAACCCTCTGGACCTAGCATTACCTACAGCAAGATTCTTGTCGTCATTTGCCGAACCTCCCATAACCACAAGCACCTTCTTGCCTTCTTTACGTACTCTCTCGACCCATGCCTTAACCGATGCTTGCAAAGCGTCATCACTTATGCCATCCAATGTTAATACATTAAATACAACACCCTCAAAAGCATTCAAAGCATCAAGGTAATCATTAGCGGTTACTCCTGATATACCAGCATTACCACTGGTAAAAGATTGTGAAGATACAAATGCCAGGGAACCGCTGCCATTTGCTACCTTGGTTGCTGTTATCCATTTATTGCCCGGGTCATTGTTGATAGCGACCACTGCATTATCAACAACAGATGCACCTTTGTCAAAAGTGAACACATACAACAACGTTGCGTCTTCATACAGGACTATGTCATACTTATTGTTGTCTATTACGTTATTTCGCACCGTTACCTTAAACGGCCTTGTAGTTTCATATTTCGTGGTAAGAGTCAATACATTGGTCGATGCAGCGTCCTTAAGTGTTATAGAGGCTTTGGCTGCAGTTGGATCAGCCAATCTGTAAGCCAACACCTTCTTGGGACCACCCATTAAGGCAAATTTTATTGCTGTATAAGCCGTAGCTCCATTGGTCGTGCCGGCAGTATATGCATCAATAAGTTCCTTTTCATTCGTTATTTCAACAAACTGGCGTATTGGTCCCCAATTGGCTTTAACCGGTATTGCTACTATACCTCTTGGCCCTGCGCTTGTCTGTGCAGTAGCCGCTACCTGAAAGTTGATATAAAACCCAGGTCTTATTTTTGGTTCATTAGCTGTCCAAATTCCACCCGCCATCATCTATTACCTCCTTTAACAAGTTTTTTGTTCAAAAATCTGTTAATAGCCTCTTTTACTTCTGCCTTGGTCAATTCTTCTTTTGTATTGTCATGTAAAGCACCAATTACCACCTCCGGTTTAACTCCAAAAATAGCTTCTGCATTTTCAATCAACACACTTTTAGGATATCTGCTTTCCTGAGCAGCCGCTTTTTTATCGGCCATACAATCACCTCCACTGACCATTTGTTTGTACTTTTTGCATGAGGACACCCACATCTTCTGCAGGCTTCACTGCACCCCTTAAAGTTAATCTAATTTGCCCCTGCCTAAAACCATCCACACGGAGATCCGGACGCACATTCAGCACTGTCAAGAATCCGCCATCTCCGGGTATTTTTATGGCGAGATGCAATGCTTTTGCCAGTTCTGATACCATTGCATTTTGTTCGCCTAGCGCAACGCTAACAACATGACCAACTATATCGACGTATCGCCAACTGCTGTGGATATTAAACAGTTCATACCTTTCATTTGACATACGCCACATTATAGCAGGCTTCTGGTATCCTAGCGGCCATATCTGACGGTATACATGCCATTCCAGGTATCTGCTTTCCGTCCAGGCGGCTATAGTTTCAATGAATGGATCTGGCAGTGTATCATCTACTACACTTACTGGTTGCAACGCCAATACCGCAAAGCGTAGTCCCCTTGTGATAGCATCCCAATCCTCGTCCACGTAGTCCTGGCCAATGGTACCAAGGTACTGACACGAAAAAGCCTCGCCTGTTTGTTCATCTGCTATGAGCTGTTTATCCAGTGCTGCTATAACCTTACTGGCGAGGTCATCCACTTTTTGGAATGTTGTTCTAGCGACATAGGGCCATACTTCAATGATACGCCTGAATCCCGTCCACAAACTATCTTCGCTGTCAACACCCTGCCTTATTACCAAATAGGGTTTTGGTGTATTCGGGCCTGCAGCATGTGGTTCATAACATCTGCCCTGAATATCCGGTATTTCATTTATAAGTTTTTGCTTTATTGCCGTTCTCATTATTTATCACTCCAAAGTTCTTGCAGTGAGTCTCTTATACGGTTTATATTAGCATCAAAAGTCGGTTCTATTATTGATCTAGGCTTCATACCAGGATGGATAACTTTTTTAACAGGATGTTTAGCGCCTTCCCAATATAGCGCTTTCTTGTGCACGGGTTCTATCGTGAAAGGCTCGCCTTTTGGTCCATATTTTCCTGTTCCTTCTTCCAAATATCGCCCATACTCAACACCATGGGATAAGTACAATATAAACTCATTACCATCTGAATCCACGCCACTGTGAATCCCTTGCCGTGCATGTCCTGTTCTGTCAGTCCATGGTGCATTTTCTTTTGCGTATCTCTCAAGCTGTCCGGCCCAGTTTTGCAGTAATGCATACGTAGCTGCTATCTTGCGGTTTATTACTTCCTCTACATGATCTGCTATCTTGCCCATTTTAACTCACCTTCACCAAGGCCACCTGGTAACCCACAATCTTGTCTTTCACTTTCTGCGGGTATACTTCCAGGACCTGAAATTTTCCTAAGCCCGAC